ATGGTGTAACAGGATATCGTTGTAAAACATTTGAAGAGTTCTGCTGGGCTGCTAAGAATATTCATAAGATTAAACCAAAAGCATGTCATGAATGGTCAAAGAACTTTACTCTTGATAAAGTATCAAAGATGTATGAAGAATATTTTCAAGCAGTATTGAATATTCATACAGGTAATGGTTGGTATGAACCAAATGATGCTAGAACAGACTTAGATTATAATAAAAGACAGTATCCTACCAGTTATAAATAATAGATATATTAATTATACCTAGGAATTACCATGGCTGCATCAAGACAAGAATTAATTAACTATGCACTTCGTGCTCTTGGCGAACCAGTAGTAGAAATTAACGTTGATGATTCTCAAATAGAGGATCGTGTTGATGAAGCTATTGGTTATTGGCAACAGTACCATTGGGATGGTGTAGAAAAGATCTACATGAAAGCCCAAGTAACAGCTTCACGTTTGTTTATAACTACAACGGATGCAAATAGATTTGCACAAAGTGCAATAGTTACTGGAGTAACTTCTGGTGCTACTGCTTCTGTTTGCCATGAAGGGTTAATTAGTTCTTCTGGTAATACAGTAATATGCCAATATGTTAAAGGCACATTTATTGCTGGTGAAACTATTACAGATGGTACAAATACAGCAGTTCTAACTGCAACAAATTTCTTTACACTTGGTGTAATTGATTCGCACTACTTTGATCTTCCTGATCTAGTATTTGGTGTTGAATCGGTTATGCCATTTAGTAACGCTTCATCATCTAAAAATCTTTTTGATTTACAATATCAACTACGTCTAAATGACTTGTATGATTTAACATCTACATCTCTTATTTACTATAAAACTGTTATGACTCATTTAGCTATGCTAGATTTAGAGTTAAACGGTAAGCCGCTTTATAGATTTAACCGTATGAATGGTAAACTATACGTTGATATGTCTTGGGGTCAAGATGTAGCAATCGGAGATTTCATTATGGTTGAATGTTATCGTGCTATGGATCCTACAACTGCAACTAAAATTTATAATGAACCATGGTTAAAACACTATACAACAGCTCTTATTAAGAAACAATGGGGTGTTAATGGTAAAAAGTTCCAAGGAATGGTTTTACCAGGCGGAGTAACTATGGATTTCCAAGGTCTGTATGACGAAGCAGTAAAAGAGATTGCTGAATTAGAAGACGAGTTAATGAATAAATCCGCGCCTCTTGAATTCATGTTAGGTTAATCATGTCAAGAAATGTATATTTCTCGCATGGTAATCGATCTGAGCAACTATTCCATGAGGATTTAGTTGTTGAATCATTGTCTATCTATGGTCAAACATTCTATTATATTCCTAGAACTCTAGTAGGTAAAGATGAGATTCTTGGTGAAGATCGTCTTTCAAAATTCAAATCAGCGTTTGCTATTGAAATGTATCTTGAGAACGTAGATGGCTTTGATGGCCAAGGCGCGTTCATTCAAAAGTTTGGTCTTATGATGGAGCAATCAGCTACTCTTGTAGTTGCCCGTCGTAAATGGGAACAGCTTATTGGGCGATTTGGTCAAACACAATTACCCAATAGACCATGTGAAGGAGATCTTTTATATTTCCCTCTTACAGATGGTCTTTTTGAAGTTAAATTTGTACAGCATCAAGATCCATTCTATCAACAGAATAAACTATTTGTATATAAACTACAAGTAGAATTATTCCAATACTCATCAGAGAAGATTGATACTGGAATTAAAGATATTGATGACTTTGAAACACTTAAGAGTTATGATACATCAGTTGTTAAGAGTGGACTGGTTACTCAAATTAATGTAACAAATCCTGGTGGCGGGTACTTAACAGCACCTACTGTGGTAATAGGAAATAATTGGGTAGCTAATACTCTATATAAAGCTGGTGATGAAATTTGTACAGCAACTAAACGATATATTGTAACACTTGCAGGAACTACTAGTTCTACAGCACCAACACATACTTCTACAGCAACTAATGGTTCAGCAACTTTAATGTACTTAGGCACTAGAGCTACTGCAACCGCACAGATGGGTGCTGGTTCATTAGTAAATCAAGTAATGAATATTACAATAACTAATGCTGGTAATGGTTATCAAGTACCGCCTCCAATTACGTTTATTGGAACTAATACTGTATCTGCTAGTGCAGTGGCATTAATAGAAAATATGGATAATCCAATGTCATACGGTGATAATAATAAATTTAAAGAAGAAAGCGAAGGCTTTATATTTAATGAAAACAATCCATTTGGTGATGTGAATTAATAGGACAAAAGATGTTAAATAACCCAAATTTTTATCATGGTACTATTAGAAAAGCTATTGTAGCATTTGGCACATTGTTTTCTAATATTCAAATCGAGCGCGAATCAAAAGACGGCAATAATACCGTAATGCAAACAGTTGATGTACCGCTTGGCTACGGTCCAAAAGAAAAATGGGTTGTTCGTCTTGATTCAGATCCAGGTTTAAATAAAGCTGTTTATACTACATTGCCGCGAATGGCATTTGAAATTACTAGTTATGAATACGATTCTACACGTAAGATTAATCGTATGAATAAACTTACTTGTGATCTAAGTACATCTGATCGTAAGTCAATGTACACTCCTGTCCCGTATAACTTGGATATTACGTTGTATATTCTTACTAAGACCCAAGAAGATGCACTACAAATTATTGAACAGATTCTACCAGTATTTACTCCCGAGTATACTATGGTAATTAATGCTGTTCCTGAAATGAATGTTGCTCAAGATATTCCAGTTATTCTTAAGAGTATTAGTGCTCAAGATGACTATGATGGCGATTTCCAAACAAGAAGATTTGTAACTCATACATTAAATTTTACTCTTAAAATGAATCTATATGGTCCTGTAAGTACTACAGGTGTTATTAAGAAAACTACAGTTACTACATCTGGTAATCCACAGACAACTTATACCGCAATAGGTACATTACCAGGCAATCCAATTATTGAGGATTGGGAAGAAAACTTTTAATGTCAATTTTTTATAATGCAAACTCCCTGCTAAAAGCAGCAGGAGTTAAAATACCATTTACGGAAGAGCAAGTCCAAGAGTATATTAAGTGTCAAAATGACCCTATATACTTCATTGAGAATTATTGTAAGATTGTTTCTTTAGATCATGGTTTAATTCCATTCAAACTATATGATTGCCAAGTTGAAAAAGTAAAAGTTATTCATGAGAATCGTAAAGTTATTCTTATGGAAGGACGTCAACAAGGTAAAACAACTACTTCTGCTGCCTATATTCTTTGGTACACCGTATTTCAAGACAATAAATCAGTTGCTATTCTAGCCAACAAAGCTACAGCAGCACGAGAAGTATTAAATCGCTACCAACTAATGTATGAACATTTACCAAAGTGGTTACAACAAGGGGTTACTACTTGGAATAAAGGTGATATTGAATTAGAGAATGGTTCAAAGGTATTTACGGCCGCTACTTCAAGTTCTGGTATTCGGGGTAAATCTGTTAACATGTTATATGTTGATGAAACTGCAATTATTCCAAACAATATTGCTGAAGACTTCTTTACTGCAGTTTATCCTACTATCTCTGCTGGTGAAACAACAAAGATCCTTTTAAGTTCTACTCCATTAGGTTATAACCATTTCTGGAAATTTTGGAATGATGCTGAACAGGGAAATAATGACTTTGTTCCGCTGTTTATCCATTATAGTAGAATTCCAGGTAGAGATGAAAAATGGGCTGAAGAACAGCGTAGACAACTTGGTGATCTTAAGTTTAATCAAGAGGTTCTTTGTAAGTTTCTTGGTTCTAGCTTAACTCTTGTTAGCGCAACTACAATTGGTGGAATGTCTCCTACCGGGTATGTTTATTCAAAAGATGGGCTTGATGTTATAGATGCACCTGAAAAAGGACATACATATGTAATGGTATGTGATACTGCTAAGGGTGTTGGTGGAGATTATTCAGCATTTAATATTATTGATGTAACTAAAGTTCCATATAAACAAGTTGCAAAATATCGTAATAATAAAATGAGTCCGTTATTATATCCTACAGTTATACATAAAGTAGCAAAAGATTATAATGAAGCATACGTTTTAATTGAGATTAATTCTAGTGAACAAGTACCAACTATATTATATACTGAATTAGAATATGAAAATATGTTATTTGTAAATAGACATACAAATGGACAAGTAGTTACCGGTGGCTTTGGTGGCGGTGCGGTTCAATTAGGTGTTATGACTGATAAGAAAGTCAAGAGAATTGGATGTATGAACTTCAAGTCTCTTGTAGAAGAGAATAAACTTTTAATAAGAGATGTAGATACTATTTCTGAGATCTCTACTTTTATTGAAAGAAGAGGTACCTATATGGCTGATGATGGGTACCATGATGATTTGGTAATGACATTAGTATTGTTTAGTTGGTTAACTACCAATCCTTATTTTAAGGATCTAAATAATGTTAATATGCGTGAAAAAATGTATGAAATGCATATTAAACAAATTGAAGATGAATTAACCCCATTTGGCTTTTATGATAATGGTGGTATTGAAGAAGAATTGGTAAGCGTACAAAGTACTAGATTACCGCAAAAAGAACAGAGCTTTTTAACGCAAGATCAGATAGAGATGTTGAATTTCTAATATAGATAAATAAAACAGATATATCTTGCTTTTAAAGCAAAAACAAAATAACAATGTAATGTAACAAGGAGATTACAATGCCTTTCCAACTTAGTCCAGGAGTTGCTGTAGTAGAAAAGGATTTCTCATCAATTGTTCCAGCAGTATCATCATCTAATGGTGCTTTTGCCGGTGCTTTTGCTTGGGGTCCAGTTTTAGATCCAGTAACAGTTTCATCTGAGAATGTTTTAGTCCAACGTTTTGGTAAACCAAACGACAATAACTCTCAGGCTTTTTTTACAGCGGCAAACTTCTTAGGTTATGCTAATAATCTTTTAGTTGTTCGTGCAGATACAGACGGCGCTCGTAATGCTGTTGCTGCTCAGTCAAGTACTGTTACAGGTGTAACAATACAAAGTACTAGTGGTGTTTGGCAAGGTGGTTCTGGTTATACCAATGCATCACTTCCTACTGTAACATTTAGTGCGCCTCAAATTGCTGGTGGCATTACTGCTACTGGTACAGTAGAACTTATAGATCGCGGTGTATATTCAGTGCAATTAAGTGGCTCAATGTCTGGTTATACATCAGGCACAATTTCATTTACTGCGCCGTCTAGCGGTGTTACTGCTACAGGTACAATCACTGTTTCTGGTGGTGTTCCTACTGTTGTTATTACTAATCCAGGTTCTGGTTATACATCAGCGCCTACTGCTACAGTAACATTACTTGGTGGTACTGGTTTTGGCACACCAACAGTTTTAGTAACTACTAATGCTACTAATGGTACACGTGTTTTAAGAGTCAATATTACTAATCCAGGTTCTGGTTATACTTCAGCTCCTACTGCTACAATTAGCGCATATTCTGGTGCTACTGCACCTACTACACAAACAGTGCAAATAACTTCTAGCGGCGGAATAAAGATTAATAACTTTAATGATTATTCTAATAATTATTTAAATGGTCTTGGTGTTTATGGTGATTATGCTGCTAAATATCCTGGTCTTTTAGGTAATTCATTAAGATATGCTACTGCAGATTCTGCTAATTATAGAGCAGTTGCTACTGGTACAGTTTCAAGTTCACAAAACTCAACATCATTATCTATTACTAATGGTAACTTGTTAATTCAAGCTAACCCTAATACAGTTGTTAAATTCTACTCAGGTGCTGTAGTAAATGGTGTTGCTACTGGTACATTATTAGGTTCAGCAGTAATTGCTTCTGTGACTAATGCTACTACTGCAGTTCTTGCTACTAATCCTAATATTTCAACTGGTATTCAATCTATTGTACTAGAATGGGAATATGCAAATGAATTTGATGGTGCTCCTAGTACTTCACAATTTGTTAAAGATCAATCTGGTTCTAATGATGAAATGCATATTATCGTTATTGATGCATTAGGCGCTGGGACCGGTACAAAGGGTGCAGTATTAGAAAAATT